GGGGCTGCTACCGGAGTACACATGACGTGTCCTTCCTGGTGTTCAATTACCTTTAATAGAGGCTTTTATGGACTGTCTAATGACAAACCAAGATAAGCGACTAGTGTATCTTCTATCTTGCCTACCGCGATCAATCGCAGTAAGCGTAAACAGAGAGATAACCCACTTTGTGAAACACAAAGGAGTTGATTTTACAATCAACAGGTTAAAAGATCTTAAAGCTCAACTATCCCGGTATGGTGCCGGGTCACCAGTTATGCTCGTTAGATCGCATGCAGACGGAACACCGAAAGGTGTATTCCGCAGCCTCTGGAAGCAGGATATTGTGAAATCATTGAGAGCGTTGAATGTTTATACATCCTACGTTTCTCCTGAAATCACGGAAAGACAAGCTAGAAAGTTTCTAGACTCCGTCCAACCACCGACTCCTGATGCCCTGCCTGAAGTTAAAATTTCAAGCAAGTACGTTCTCTTAGCTGACAAACTCTTACGAGACTTGCCGCTAATTGGGCTTAAACCCTTCATCCGCGGTAACCGTAAATGTACGCTATGGAATAATGAAACTCAAAAATTCTTTAGAGTACCTGAATTAGAGACTTCTTATGAAGATCATCTAAGTGTTATTTACTCTAGCGATAATGCTAGGCAGATAACTCAGAGGCATGCATGGGCTTACGCCGGTGCTCTGGGAGTACCACCCCAGGCCATTTACGACACTGTATATAAAAACAGGAGTTTTGAAAAACCCTGGTCCTTGACCCCCTTAACGGTGGGTACTGTAGGATATATACAGGAAAAAGGCGGAAAATTGAGGGTTGTTGCAAACCCTTTCCGTATACACCAAGCAGGCGTTGCCCGCTTAGGTGCCTGGGCACTTCGCATTCTAGAGAAGCTTCCCTGGGACTGTACACATGACCAAGAGTCAGGACAGTTATACGTTAAGGAGTGTCTTAGCCTAGGACAGAAAGTTCATGGTTATGATCTTTCTGACGCTACAAATTTATTCCCGTTAGAACTCCAAACGCACATTATGCGAAAGCTAGTAGCAGAAACGCCACTGGAAAGAGAACTTGAGTTATTTGTAGATTTGTCTAGAGGCCGTTGGAATCTTCCAAAGGACTTAGCTAAGTATCACAACCGAGATTACGTTCAATGGACTGTGGGTCAGCCGTTAGGCTTGTACCCATCGTTCGCAATATTTGCTATATCTCATGGCTTTTTAGTCAGAAATATAGAATTGGACCTCGGTGTTAGCAACACGTTTCGCATAATTGGTGATGACATCGTTATTTCTAATGATGAAGTTGCCAAGAAGTATCATGAAGTGATGACTAAGATGGGTTGTAAGATAAACCTATCCAAATCATTAGTTAGTACTAAGTTGGTTGAATTTGCTGGAAAGCTAATCAACAAAGACGAAGTATTACCAGTATACAAATGGGCCCCATTCAGCGCAGCTGATCCGTTAGGACCACTACGTTGTTTAGGGTGGGAAGGCATTAGATTCGTGCCGAAACACGTAAGAAAGACAGTGTCTTATCTTGCGTCTATCCCACAACCATGGAGTTTGGGTCTTAACCCAGGTGGGTTGACGCTAGCGTCTAGAACCTCACCTGTGACTCAAACAATCATGTCTGATTGTATACCACAACAGGTATCAGTGTGTAGCTCCACTTTAGATGCAGAACATCGCATCAAAAGTTCATTCCGATCCAAAGGACACAGGCCGCCTCATTTGAGGTACCTATGTTTCGATGATATCGGTATAGCCCCGAACAGAGGCTATAATACTGTTGACAAAGTCACTTCCGAACATTACAATGTAATGGTAAGGGAATATGACCCCTTGAAACCTCACAAGCTGCCTAATAGGCCTAGCGGTGAGATCAACAGTCGTTCTAACCCGTTCTCCTCTGAACAGGCATTCGCCGGTCAGTTATCCTCTATTGCTAGAGTGATTAAGAACGATCCAGATTTACTGGAAGAGTTAGAGAAGTTACCACATTATGCAAAATAAGTAGAAGAACTAGTCCTC